CTTAATGACGGTAATCTCGCATCCGAACCATTCGGCGCATTCTTCACGAAAGCGATAATTATCGTCATCCTCTGCGCCCGTGTCGCAGATAACAACCGGACCAGCGGCAACGCCATATTCTTGAATGTCTAGTTTGGTCGCCACCGCGCTAGCAGCGCCATCGCTGAACCATCTCACCCGCCTGCCACTCATTCCCCATCCCCCTCCAAATATGCCGCCAGCCTGTCGAGCGTGCGCACGCGCGGGTTGCGGCCGGTATTGTTCTTGATTGCGATGATTGTATTGACGTGCAGCCCAGTCGCCTCGGCCACGATTGATGGCCTGCGATCATGCAGGGCGCGTCTTATCCATTCGGTTTCCGGCATTTTCCACCTTTGTGTTGCGGTGATAAAATACCTCTTGCCACGCCCTTTAGCTTATGGCAACAGGGTTTCCGCAGCGCATAGATGGCGGTCGCTGCCCGCCGGGTCGAGCCGCAAGGCAGGCCTGTCCAATGTGACGGAAGGAAAACCGAGATGACTGAAGATAAGTGCGCGCATACGCCGGGGCCGCATAAGGTCGACGGGCGCAACGTAAAAACCCAAGTCGGCAATTTCCATCTTGTTTGGGGCGGCGGCGACCTATTGGCGTATGTCGCATACAAACCGGACGCTGACCTTTACGCCTCCGCTCCCGAACTGCTGGAGGCGCTGGAGGTGTTGGCAGACTTCCACAGCGACAGCGACGAACCTCAAGTAGTTGCCGCAAGAGCCGCCATCGCCAAAGCGCGAGGTGAATCATGAGCGCCCGCGCAGCCCCCCGCCTCGTCAAAGCCGATGCCGAACCGTCGCTGGCGGAACAGATTGCCGCCTACAAGCGAATTGAACGCGAGCAGGCGGAGCGCAAGGCCGCTATCATGGCGCGCGGACGCAAAGCCGCCGCAGCCGAGGGGCGCAAGGTTATGCCGCGCTTTGTCGATATTTGCCGCGAATTTCACACAGGAGAATAGACACAATGACTGACAAAAACCGAACCGATCCGCCCCGTTTTGATGTGGGCGAGGCTGGCCGCGAAATGGCGAATGCATGGATGGAGATTGCCAAGCAGGCGACGCATATCGCCCATGCCCGCAGGACAATCTACGACGCCTATATTTCGGAAGGGTTTACTCCCGATCAGGCAATTCAGCTTATCAAGGCACCATAAGGAACCCGAACAATGAAAATCGAAAAACCCCAACCGCGCGCGCCGATCGTGACGATCTTCGGTGACGCCAGCACGGGCAAGAATAGCCTCGCAACCGCCATGGCAAAAAACCCGCTCGTGCTGCGCTGCGAAGATGGCGTGCATCGCCAGACCAAAAAACTGGATATGCCAGACGCGCTCCCGCCGTGCCGGAATGTAGATGACGTGTTCGCCCAGCTTCTGTGGTTGCTGCAAGAAGATCATGGCTACGACAGCCTGATTTTCGACAGCGCCAGTGCGGCCGACGCCATGTTTACCGCAGACGTGGTGGAAAAGGGCGGCAAGAATGGCAAGCCCGCCGCGTCGCTAGCCACGGCATACGGCGGCTATGGCGCTGGCTATGGCGCGGTTGCTGCCATGCACGGGCGGGTGCGCAAGGCTGCCGGCCTGCTGAACGACCGCAAGGGCATGATGGTGATTTTCATTGTCCACGCGGATCTCGAAACCATGAAACTGCCCGATGTGGACGATTACCAGCGCTACAGCCTGAAACTGACCAGCGCCAAGAACGCCAATTCCATCGCACACTACGTCGATAACGTGGACCTGGTGGCGCATGTCAGACTCACGTCTGCGCTGCGTGGCGGTGACGAGGAACGCAAGAAGGTCATCAGCAATGGCGACCGCGAGATTGTCGTCCATGCCACTTCCGCAAGTGTGACCAAGAACGGGCTGGGCATCACCGAACCTCTCGATTTCGAGGAAGGCACGAACCCGCTTGCGGAATACATGGCCACGCCTGCGAAAAAACGCGCGCCGAAAAAGAAAGCGGAGCCGCAGGACGATGCGGGCGATGCGGACGCCAGCGATGTGGACCCGGCGGATTTCGTGGGAGAGGAGTGATGGAATTCACGCTAGAAACCGGCAAGCTTCACGCAAGCTACACCATCCCTATGATCCTTCACTGCCCGCAGTGCGGCGAACGCCACATTGACGAAGCTGAATTTGGGGAAATCGCGCACCATACCCATGCGTGCCAAGGCTGCGGTTTCGTCTGGCGCCCAGCAAAATGCAACACGCATGGCGTCCAATTTCTTCCAGGCTACAGTAACAAGGAGCAAACCAAATGAGCGGATTTACATGGAAAACGAGTGACGGCGAAGACGTCACGAAAAACACCGACAAGGAATATGACGCCGGCGGGGGCAATCTCGATCCGATCCCCGACAAGACCAACTGCGGGCTGAGCATCGACAGCGCAGTATGGAAAACCGACAAGGACGACAACGAATACCTCAATATCCAGTATTCGGTGGTCAAGCCTGACGCTTATGCCAACCGCAAGATTTTCCAGAAGCTCTGGGTCAAGGATGGCGACCCGCGCGCGAAAGACCAGTCCGCCAAGCGCGACAAGGCCCTGCGGATGCTCGCGACGATCGACGCTATCTGCGGCGGTAAGCTGGCCAAGGCGGGCGGCGAGCCCAGCGACGATGATCTGGCTTTGGCGCTGACCAACAAGCAACTGGTCGGCAAAGTCATGGTGTGGGAGATGGAAGGCAGCGACGGCAACACCATGTCCGGCAACTGGATTGCCCACGTTGCCGCCAAGGGCGGTTCTCTGACCATTTCCGAAGTCGCCGCGCCGAAGAAGAAGGCTGATCCCGAGCCGGATTATGATGATTTGGAGGACGATATACCTTTTAATTAAGGGGGCTGGGCCAAGAACGGCGAAAGCTGTCTGGCCCCCTAAACCCGCTGGCAGGCCGGTATAGTCTGCCCCCATTCACAAGGAACCCGACATGACCACAAAGACCAAACCACCCGCCAACGCAAAAACCACCAAGGCCAAGCCCGCGCATACCCTAACCGTGGACGCCGACGCACTG